CTATCAAGTCTGCGATACAGACGGCACTGCCCGCCCTGTATTTCGACCACGACTAAGGTTCTTACTAAGGTAAAAAGATTAAAGGATAACAATTATGAATGAAAGTTTATTTGCGCAGTACATAGAGACTTTCTATCCGAAGTTGCAGACTATCGTTACGAAAGTCAACGAGAAGCGCACTAAGGAGGAGGCTCTTCCGTACTACCACAAGAACACAAGCATCCTGCGTCGTGTGTACAGCCCTGACAACAAGTGGAAGACGACACAGGTGAACACCCAGTATGTAGCAGCGGACTACGTTGCTATGGATAGCCCCCTGCCATTGATGAAGCGCGACACGTTCAAGTCGAACAGCGGCGAACTTCCGAAGCAGGGTATCAAGCGTAAGAGAGGCGAGACCGACATCAAGCAGCTTCAGATTATGGAGTTGCAGGGCAACGCGCCAGAGATTGTCCGTGTGCTGACAAATGATGCCGTATTCTGCTCGACAGGTATTGACGAGAGAAACGAGTACGCTTTCTTGAAAGGTCTGTATGACGGTTGCGTTGATGTGCAGGACGCAGAGGGTTCTAACAACACTATCATGCGTGTGTCGTACAACTACCTTGACAGCCACATCTTCGGCGTGAGCGAAAGGGGGGTGCTGACCATTGACGACATCCGCAATGTCATTGAGAGTGCGGACGAGGACGGTAATCCGATTGACAAGATTTGGATTGACAAGTCAGTGTATGACGCATTGCGCCAGACTGACGGTGCTAAGGAACTTGCGGCTAACTACCGTGGCTTGACCTACACATCAGCCACGAAGTTGCCAGTGCCTATCCCATCGCTCTTTGACGAGGCTTTCGCCGATGAGTTCGGTGGCATCTCTTTCGAGAAAGTGAACCGTAAAGTCCTTATGGAGAAAAACGGAACACGCAAGTACGTTAAGCCCTTCGGCAAGGAAAGGGTCATCTTCTGCTCTAACACCATGCTTGGCGCACTCGTTTACGGACGATGCGCAGAGGCTGACAATCATGTCGAGGGCGTGCAGTACCAAGAGGTTGACGGCTACAAGCTCATCTCGCAGTACAGCAAGAACGAACCGTCTTTGCAGGAAATCTGCTCTGCGCAGTCATTCTCTCTGCCTGTCATTGAGGACACCGAGGGCATTTATGTCCTCTCACTCACCGAGACACAGGCTGTTGACGAGACCGCTGAAACAGCGGACACGAGTGATGAGTATGTAACCGTTCTTGGCAACAAGTATCAGAAAGCTAAGTTCATCATGGTATTGCAGAACTACACGACCATAGCTGACGGCGCTACCGACAAGGAGGTTGTGGCTGCGGTTAACAAGCTGACAAAGGCTGAGCAGACTGACTTGAAGACATTAACGAAGAGTTATATAGCCTCTTAAACTGAATATGTGCGATGAAGACAATACGGCAAGCCCTGATTGACGAGATACATTTTCCGCTGGACTACGACGGGATGAAGTTCTACGAGAACAAGCTCATCTATCGTGGTCTTAACGGTGATGACGAGTTCACGGCTGAGGTCGCCCACTCTAAGGAGTGGATAGGGGCTGTAGCCGATTGTCTTTCCTCTATCATCGTTGCCCCGAACTTCAATGAAGCCGATAAGTCTGTTTACATGTATGAGGGTGAGAAAGAGCTTATCCTGAAGCAAGCGAACAAACTGTACGCCTCCATTGGAGAAGACGAGAACATGATTGATGCGCCGATGGTTTACATAAACGACTTCTAAATGGCAATAGTTGAAATGCGCAGGCATGTCCTCTACGCCGAGCAGGAAACTGGCGGCTATGAGGATGAGAACGGCAACTACCACGCAGGCACCACCGAATGGGTCGGAGGCTGGGTGTGCGATGTAGTCCCCACTACGAAGTCAACGGATGTCATTTATGAGGATGGTGAAGACCACCATTATACATTCATCGTCTATATGCACCCATTGCTCAATGATGCAATCGTAAAGGGTACTAAGGTAAAATTGTTGCGCGAGGGACAGGAGCATATTCTGAAAGTCATAAGCACCCGACCGTACAAGCACCAACTGAAAGTTTACATAGGCTGATGCCCAAATCTGTTGACATAAGGACGTTCACCAAAACGGTGATGCAAGTCCTCAATGAGGAGCTGAAGAGGGCGTTGGCGGTGTTGGGCGAGGAGTGTGTGATACGCATACGCAACCGCTCGGAAGCAGACAGTTGGATAGACCACACGGGAAACCTGCGCAGCTCCATTGGCTACGGTGTCGTTGAGAACGGTATTGTTGACAATGCCAACTCATCAAGTTTCCAACAGATACCGGCAAAGGAAAATCCGCAAAACAGACCTCTCAATGGAGGGCAGAAAGGGCGTGATTACCTTAATGACAAGGCTAAGGATATAGCGCAATACCCTCTTGGGTTGGTGGTCGTGGCGGGCATGGAATACGCAATCTATGTGTAAGCGTTACAGAACAAGGATGTCATTGGCAACACCAAGATATGGGCGAGCCAAAACCTCAGAAGCAGGATTGAGGGTGCTATGACAAGAGCGACAGCGAGACTTCAACAAATGGTTCAATGAAGACAGTTGACGATATAACACAGGATGTTTACGACCTCATAAAAGGCAGTGAGCTACACAAGGAAATAAAAGGAAAGCTCTGCAAGACACAGAGACCTCTTGACTCACGGGATGAGGACATAACGATTGCCGTGTCAGCCAACCAAAATGGGCAGATACAGGAGGCTTACGTGAACGTCAACATCTACGTTCCCGACCTGTTCGCGGAACAGAGGTATATCGTTGACAGTCTGAGGGCTTCAAAATTGGAGCGCCTTGCCGCTGACCTCTTCGATGTTTACAACAGCCATGACAGCTACCGCATAACGTTGGAAAGCCAGACGCTGCTGTATTTCGAGAACAACAAAGAACACATTATCAACAATCGGCTGCTATACAGGCAGTCAAACGAGTAACAATTAAGAAAGGATAACATTATGGCATTTATCGGATGGGGTAAGCCCCGAATACTGTTTAAAGACCTCGATGCGACAAACTCTTCTTGGCAGGAAATGCCTACGCCAGTGGAAAACTCCACGGAATTGTCAACCGAAAAGGGCGACAAGAAAGAGGCCACCATAGAGGGCGGAGAGAACGAGGATGTGAAGTACAACAAGAACACATATGCGTTGACGTGTCAGGTTCGTGCGGCTAAGGGTCGCAAGTGTCCTATCTCCCACACAGACGGTGTTGTTGACCACAACTTCGCAGTAGTTGTGCAGCCCGAAGACCCTGCGGTTCAAGGCGTGTGCATCTTGAAGTCCGCCGTGTCCGTTGAGGACGCTTTCTCTACAGAAGAGGGTGGGAGTTGGACGTTCACCTTTGACGCTATCAAGAAAGCCACGAACTTCAAGCAAGTCTATTGGGGTGTCATTGCAATCACGGAGGCTGACGGCGCTATTTCTAAGGTAACGTGCGACCCCGAAGAGACAGAAGGCACAACGGATATGTTCGACTGCTCAACAGGCGAGGTTATAGCAGCATAAAGGAATTATCGTTATTCCAAGAATAATCAATCAAGGCGCAGGTTGGGTGGTTGGAGAAACCAGCCAACCTGCTTTTCTTTTAAAGCTGTAATATTATGACCGATGACGATAAGCGCATAATACAAGACATTAACGATGTGATAGTCTCTCTCCCAAAGGAATTTGAAATGGAGGGTGAGACATTTCGCATTTACCCCGTAACTCTCGGAAAGCAATACTTACTTGCGCCGCTGTATGAGCAGTTGGGTATATCCAACGAGATAGCGCAGATTGACCCTACGTTAGAGATGATGCGTGTCGTGGAGGATAAGCGCGATGTCGTTTGCAGGATAATATCGTACAGCACCTTTGACAAGAAAGAAGATTTAGGCGATGCGTCCGTTGTCTTGGAACGTGCCGATTTCTTCAAGAAGAAAGGCAGCATACAGGATTTGACGAAGCTGTTGCTCGTGATAATGAGGCAGGACAACATCAAGGAGATGCAGGACTACCTCGGCATAACGAAAGAGCATGAGATGATAGCGAAGTGCAGCAAGGCGAGGGATAAAAGTTCCTCGTTGGACTTCTGCGGCAAGAGCGTGTTCGGGTCGCTGATTGTTTCAGCTTGCGAGAAGCTGAATCTTACTCCCATGCAGGTCATTTGGGGCATAAGCTACAGCCTATTGCGTATGCTGATGTCTGACGCTCCTGTTACGGTTTATCTCTCTGACAAGGAGAGAAAGAGGGTACACATACCTACCGACCGCTCACGCATCAACGCCGATACTAAGGAGGGTATGGAACAGATAAAGAGGATGAATTGGGATTAAGGCTATGAGTGTTGATTTCAGAATAGTTATAGAGACAAGAGAGGCTACGAGAAACCTCAACAACATAAACAGTGCCGTTGACCAGACATCGGCGAAGTTCAAGGATTTGAATGGCACGTTAAAGAGCGTTACCGATATGCTGAAAAGCACGGCTTTGGCTTTTGGTGCCGGTCTTGGAATAAAGGAACTGATTGGGAACATCGTGCAATTACGAGGTCAGTTCCAGCAGGTAGAGGTGTCTATGGCAACCTTGCTTGGCAGTGCGTCAAAAGCCACTGAACTCATAGAACAGATGAAGCGTACAGCCGTAGAAACCCCTTTCAGCTATATGGATGTTGCGGAGGGCGCAAAGCAGCTATTGGCGTATGGTGTCGCTGCCGATGAAGTGAATGAGACGTTGAAAAATTTGGGCGACATCGCCGCGGGTATGGGGCGTAACCTCAATGAGCTTATCTTCCTCTATGGTACTACAATAAGGCAGAACCACATGTACACCGTGGACTTGCGGCAGTTCCTCGGTAGAGGTATTCCTATCGGTGAGTATCTTGCGGAGCAACTGGGCATTGCTGAGGACAAACTGCAAGAATTTGTGCGTGCAGGAAAGGTAACGGCAGAAGTCTTTGATGCGGCTATAAGGAAAATGGCGAATACGAAGTTTACCAACCTCATGGAGAAGCAGTCAGAGACCATCACTGGACGCATTGAAAAGATAAAGGACACCATTGAGATTGCCTTTGCCGACATAGGACAAGCTAACGAGGGGCTTATCAACGGCACGTTGGATGCGATTTCCACCATTGTCGCCAATTATAGGGCGATAGGTACTGCTGTCGCTTCCGCTGCTGCGGCGTATGGTGGATATAAGGTTGCGGTCATGGCTTGTATAGCGATAGAAAAGGCTTCAACCACCATAAGAGCGGCAAGTGCAATCGCCTTACGAGCGTTGTCTATAGCCTATGTTCAAGCAACAACTACAACGAAAGCCCTTACTACTGCCCAAGTTCTATTGAACAAAGCCATAGCGAAGAACCCTTATATAATGATAGGCACGGCTGTGGCTGCTCTTGCAGCTGGTATCGCATACCTTGCGACAAAGGAGGATGAGACATCTAAGGCTATCCGTATGCACAATGAGCATATGAGAGAAGAGAAGCAGAGGATGGAAGACCAAAAAGAAGCTACAAACGAACTCATCGCTGTATATTCAAACCTGTCAAACGCCGACGATATAAGAGAACAAGCGTTGCAAAGGCTTATACTGATGTATCCAAAGGTTTTCGAGCAATATAAGGCTGAGGGTGATTATCTGCAGCATCTCGCCGAAATAAAAAAAGGCATCGCACAGTATGATGCCCATCAAGCAACCGTCAGCGCACAAATGGCGTTGAACCTTAATCGGCAAGATATTGCGATTCTTGAAAAGAGTATAAAAGATGAGAGGGCAAAAATGGATAAAGATGAGGGTAAATATCGCAATATGTATTTAACTCGCATCGCCAAGATGCAGACGCAATTGGATAATGCTAATGCACTCACCAAAACGCTTCAAGCAGAACTTAAGAAAGCCAAATTATTTGAGGACGCACAATATCTTGATACGAAGACCGACGAGCAATTAAGGAGGTCTGCGAAAGTGCTAAAATCTGCCGCAAACCAACTCGAAGGATACCAAATGCTTGGTAATGCCGAAAAGAAATTGGGAAAAACTGGAACAAAAGCGCAAAGGACGAAATATATAAAGCTCTATGACGGTAATATCGTTAATTTGGATGAGGCGAGGGAACTTTATTCCGCTTATCAAGCAGAATTAGAAAACAGAAAACCTCAACCATCATTGTATGGCGCACGGCAGAAGAATGCCACTGACTTAAAGTCAGCTAAGAACGCAATGCGTAATGCTGAGGCCAACTCAAAGAAAGCAGGCTCTCTTGCTGAGTACCAAGAAGCGAAAACCGATTACGAAAAAGCCCAAAAGGAATACAAGGCACTGAACAATCAAACCTTAAAGCAGCAATCGCAAGCCTCTCAAAAGGCGTATAATAATATGATTTCTGCCGAGCAGAATTATATCAATGCGAGAAAGAAATTGCTGGAACAGCAAGAAGAGCTGGCGCAAAAACTGCTTGAAATAGACAATGAGACGGAACAGGCTCGCATCGACCAGATGGATGACGGCGTAAAGAAGACCATCAAGCAAGCGGAACTGAACGCAAAGAAAGAGAAAGCTGCTCTCGACAAGGAAAGAGAAGAATACCGAAAGGCTCTTGCCAAAGAACAATTCTTGAAAGAGCAAGAAGATGCCTCAAAGAAAAAAACGGGCAAGAAGACCGTGAAGAAAGACTTTGAGGTCGAATGGTTTGACGAAGAACAGAAAGGAGCTAAGAGCAAATACGCCAACATTGATGTCGGGGAAGAGTTCACTAAATATTACGATGAAAAATCCAAGGCTATTAACAAGCCCGTCCAAGATGCTTACAAGTCTGAAGCCGATGCGATGCGCGAGTACCTAAAGGAGTACGGCACGTTCAACCAGCAAAAACTCGCCATCGCCGAGGAGTATGCAGAGAAGATAAAGAAAGCGCAAGAGAGTGGAGACTACGTGGAGGAGGCGAAGCTAAGGAAGCAGCAGGAAGCCGAGGT